GGTTTGGACTATTGTAGAGCACACATCTAAAGAAGACGGTATGTTGTATGAAGACAACTACGGCTATACTCTTGAACGTCGTAATATGATTGTTCTTGACAAGGATGCGTCCGATACTCGTAAGAAACAAGTACTAATGCATGAGATTCTTCACGCTATCCGTTTTACTTTCTTTACCGGAAGTAAGATGGCCCCTAAGCTTTCTTTTGAGGATACAGAGCACTATTTCATTGGAATGTACGAAGAAACACTTCTTATGGTGCTAAAAGACAACCCAGATTTGTTAACTTACTTAATTGGATAATTGCTAGACATACCCCAGTTTATGTGCTAGGGTATTTTTATAACTGAATATAGAATGTCACTTCGACAATAAACGACCAAGTACTAACGCAAGGAAAGGTAGGTCGCTAAATGAAAAAGTACGTAATGATAGCCAGCGTAATTTTAACTCTCGCTGGCTGTTCTGCATCAACAGCTACAGCACATACGCCAGAAGTTGTTAGTGTAGTTACAAAAGAAATAAAGCAAGTACCTGTGCAGCAAAAGTTAATCAAAGCTGCAAAGTTGCAAGCTAATACAAAACAAATGAATAAAGTAATTAAGTATCTAAAAACACGTGTAGGAAGAACTTCTTATGTGTTTTCAGGTGCCAGTCCTCGTGGATGGGACTGTTCAGGTCTAGTGCGCTGGACCTATGAACGATTCGGTCTAGAACTACCCCACTCAGCAAATAAGCAGGGTCACATTGGTACTAGGGTTTCAAAACCTAAACTAGGTGACATTGTAGTGTTTGCTTACAATGGTTCGACTAATTTCTATCATGCTGCTATTTACATTGGCAATGGCAAAATAATTAATGCACATTATGGAGCTGACTCTACAATAATCCAGCCTTTGACAGATTACTCATCTGGTCAAATAAGGTTTATAAGAGTTGTCCCCACTGCTTAGGCAGTAGCCCCGTCAGTTTAGGCTGGCGGGGCTTTTAACTTCTGTCATAATGTTTGTGTTGGAGATTAATGGAGTTAACCTATGTGTTCTGGTTGTATGAGCAAAGAATTTGAGGATGAGCAATTTCACGCTACTAAAAATAGCTCAATGGGCGACGATGGTATTGCTATTAAAAACAGCATTAGGTATGACGGATATAACAGTCAGAGCGAAAAGTTTGAGGGAGAGCACCCAGGCAAATCTGTTGGAGCTAAAGAAGCAGAATATGAAGGTAGACAGTAATGCCGGCTCAGAGAAAACTAACAGACAGAACCAAGGGCATGTTTGCTGGACAAGCAACAGACATTGGTCAGTACTATGACTCTAATATGGGGCTAGCCAGCGGACTTGGTCCATATGCAGTTCCTGGCTCAACTCGTGGAGAGCAAACTCCTAGTAACTTTGCGTTTAATATGTGGCCCTACATGGTGTCGGGGCAAACTAACTATGACCCATCATACAGTGGCCCTGGTTCAAATCTGGCAGCAGTACAGTTTGGTGCTCAAGAGTTAGCTAAAGATGCTGGATTTGATGACACAGCTACCGGAAATCCTTCTGGCTTAAATGGTATGCCAAGTAATTAGCAATCTTTTTTTGTATTCTTAATATAGAAAATATAACTTCCTCACTAATACCTTTACAATCTGTAGAATCTTTACATTAGTTAGAGGTCCTAAATGAAACTTACTGGAAATGTCCTTCTTAGAATTGTGGCAACATTCGTGGCGTCAGCTCTTGGTGTTATCGGTGCTGGTTCCCTTGGTGGTGTTGCTCCTGCTACTGCCGCCTTTGTTGGCGGTATCTTGGCTGTTGCAAAGGTAATCGAGAGACTATCTCTTGCCTTCCTAGAAGACGGCAAGCTATCAAACGCTGAAATCAACGCTGCCTTCCAACAGAGCCTTCAGTTGAAGAATGTCAAGGAAGACGAGCTAAAGAAGTAATGCGTTTGTTGCGTAAATTCGCAACGCTACTTGTAACACTACCTCTTGCTCTAACTCCTTTACTATTCCCAGCATCAGCGTCTGCAGACACAGTATCCGGATTGAATGTCGAAGTTTATACTTACGACCCGTCAAGCACACCCGAGCGTCAGCCCTATCAACTTTGTGAGGGCGCTTGGACTCACGCTGACAACATTGACTCTGACTACGATAACCAATACGATGGCGTAGTTGCGGGATGTCAGCCAGAATATGTCCTTGTACATTACACAGGTTTTGTGACTTTCCCTACATCTGGCACCTATGCTTTTATGGCTCCTGCTGATGATGGTTTTTGGCTATCTCTTGACGGCACCCCAATCATCACTAACGACTGGGTTCTTAAAGGTCGCTGGGGACAAGTTTACCCTGATGTACAAATTGAGGGCGGTCACACCTACGCTCTAGACGCTTGGTTCTACGAGTATGGTGGCGGTGCCAGCGATACCCTAATGTACTCCTCTGACAACGGCTCTAACTGGAACGTTGTACCTTCTGAGTACTATACAACTGATGGCTCTGCCCCAGTAATTGTTACCCCACCTTCTCTAAGTTCTCCAGTTGGTTTAAACGGTACTGCTGACGGAACTAACGTTGATTTAGTTTGGGGGGCAGTAGCCGAAGATACCCCAATCGAACGCTACGCAGTAATGTGGACTTATGGAGATTATCCTGGTTGGGGACTTGCTACCTACAACCAGTTCATAACTATTGGCGGTTTGCCAGAAGACACTGACGTCACCTTCAGAATTCGTTCCGATAACGATACCCTTGGTATTTATTCTCCATATTCTGACCCTATTACAGTACGCACAGGGTTTGACCCAGTTATTGTTGTTCCACCTGTAGACCCTCCAGTTGACCCGCCAGTAGACCCTGAGCCTCCAGTAGACCCACCTGTTGAGCCACCTGTGGTTGACCCTGAGCCTCCAGTAGTTCCAGAACCTCCTGTGGTTGAGCCAGAACCTGAGTTACCTCCTGTGGTTGAGCCTGAGCCAGAGTTGCCGCCAGTTACTCCAGCCGAGTTGCCTAAGCCAGAACCTGAGCCTGAACCAGAACCTGAGCAAGGTGCAGCAGAAATTCCAGCAGTTATTGAAAACCTGATGGAAGTCGACCTAGCGGCAGTAGACCCTACTGAACTGACTGAAGCACAGGCAGAGCAACTTGTAGAAGCTGCCCTCGTCGTGTTTGAGACAGCAGAAGAGGGCTCAGAAGAATATGAGCAAGCGTTGGATGCCCTTTATCTGGCGGCTCAGCAGGATGACATTGTGGTAGACGAAAGCATCGCCAGCATCCCCGGTGTTGGTCAAGCCGCTGTTGCTATCGCCAACGTATTGAACGCCATCGGTAACGTAGGTGCGGACATCTCACCTAAAGCCCGTAAGAAGGCTCAAACCCTTGTTGTAACCACTCTTGTTGTTGGACAAATTGCCCAGACAGCAGCCCTAGCTACCGCGTCTTCAAGCGGTTCATCTAACCGAACATTTAGGAGAAAACAATGAAGAAAGTAACAGCATTCCTAGTCGCCCTATTTAGAGACCTACTTGACCAGGCCTGGACCCTTTTAGGTCTAGCTCTTGGTTGGGTGCTTCTAGAAGGCTCTGCTAGAGACATCGTAGGTAAGTTGATTGGTGTTACCCTTCTTATCTGGATTGCTACTTTTCCACTGCGCAATCGCGACGAATAAGCGACAATAGTAGTAACTACCCGAAAGGAATACAATGCCTGAAGCAATTTATAAAGAACCATTCCCTAAAGCAAAGCGTGGCGATGGATTCAAGAACATGGCGTCATACCGCACAAACCCACACCGTGGAGTTGACTGGTCAGTAGCCGCACACAGCCCAATCAAGGCTATCACTGGTGGAACTGTTATGGAGACAGGCTGGACTAACGTCCTGGGCAACATCCTAATTCAGTCTACTTACGATGGTCACTTTATTCTTTACGCACACCTAGCAAAGCCAAGCCCACTAAAGCAGGGCGACAAGGTCGTTTCTGGTGTAACTGTTGTAGGTGAAGTTGGTGGAGGTAAGGATACCCCATCAGGTACAGCATCTACTGGCGCACACCTACACGTTACTTACGGCAAGGTAAAGAACTTGGTCACTGCTGACATTAGCCAGCTAGATGACCTATTTGCAGTTCTAGATAAGAAGTAAAAATGCAAGGCTCCCTAGGACATCCAGCTCTTAGCTCACAAATTTCGTGGGCTCAGCCTGGTCGCCCTATTGGAGAGGGTTTTGGTGGAGGATACAGAGTAGGAAAAAGACGAGGATAATATGGACCAAATCGTCCTTTATTGGGCCGCAGCCGTCATAACAGTTGGAACTGCACTCGGAATGCTTTGGAGGCTCCTACGGCCCGTCTGTGCCCGTTTACACCTACTTATGGACAACTGGGATACATTCATGAGAGATTGGGCTGGGGAACCGGCATCACCTGGTCGTTCCGCCGTGCCAGGTGTCATGGAGCGCTTAAACCGTATTGACGGTGAGTTGAAGCG